TGGAGTTGTCGTTGTGATTTCCTCGCGCAATCACTACCGTGACCCGTCTGCACTTCTCTAGCATCTTGCCGATCATGTAGCGCATACACATTGCGGCTTGAAACATTGTTGAATGATATCTGGTATCAACGTCTAGCGGTGTTCCTGCTGTCGTTGTGTCGGCGTGTCCGTCTAAGTGCGTATAATCGCCAACGTCAATAATCATTCCCTGTTCTGCTGGCTCTGCCCTGCTGGATAGGTAATCAACGGCATCTCTAAGTTGCTGAGTCGCAATGCTGGTATCAAAATTGTGGTGCTTTGTTTCTTTGCCGTATGCTCTCATTCCGATATGAGCGTCACCAATAAAAATTGCGGGGAGAAGGTCAGATGAATATTGTTCTCTGCTTGCCGGGGTTGGCTCTGCCTGTGTTATCTGTTGGCAGAGACCTTTAACAAAGTCCCGCAGCGAGTTTGCTTGCTGAACTTTTGATTGCTCTTGGATTTGCCACTGAGGTTCACCGAGCGCATTTCTTGCCAGTGTCGAAACTCGCTTTAATTCAAACCCTGCCATTGTGGGGCGATCAACTACCGCCTCTGGTGCATATCCAGCCTTTGCAGCGCGTTTAAGCACAGCCTTGTGGATTGCACTGGCATATCCTCTTGATAGCCCTAGCGCCTTGTCAGCGTCTTGTAGATACCCTAGCTCTAATGCCTTCTCCAGCACTCTGCGTTGATTGTCAGTTGCAAACTCAAGAATTCCTGCATCAATCTTTATTGGCAGTTTCATCGTTCGACATCCTAAAGGTTTTTAGTACCCGCCCTGTCTGCTCACCCATTCACGACCGCGAAAGGTGCAGAGCGGGAATGAGTTTACACACTCCAATCGTTGCTGGTTGTTTTCCACAGCCTGTGCGCTATTTTGTCCACAGCTTCTTTTTTAGCTTTACGTTCTTTGCGGCGCTCAAATTCACCAGCATAGCCAGCCCTTGCGCGTTTAGCTGCTGCTACCTGTTTCTCATAAACTGTCATGGCTGTACTCTTTTATCGTGGCTTCAATCATGCCAATCTCAATCTCAAGTCTCAGATAGGTGCTATCGTCCGCACAATTCTGCTGGCTTATTTTCTCTTTTAATATGTATATCAGGCAATTGATGTCAAACATTATAGCGCATCCTTAACTATTTTAAATTTAAGTGCAAATTCTTTTGCGGCGTTTGAGCCTCTTGCGACAAATGTTTTATAACCAATTCGGTCAAGATATGCCATCCAATCCTTTTGCTCTGCTGAAATGCTCCCGCCTTTTGTCTTTTTGAACTCTATCCACAAGTGCCATTCTGGAATAAAAAGATCAGGAACGCCGGGGCTAACGCCTTCCAGCTTTAGCCGCCCACCTTCACGCTTTGATCTTGCGCCGCCATTGGGGATAGCAAATATACGCACAAGCGGAAAAGACCTTCTGAACCACCAGACAAATTCTCGCTGTTCCTCATGTTCTGTTGGGATTCTATCGCTCAAAATTCTCTCCTTGTAACTCTAAAATACTTGCCATCTTTTTTGTAGTGTATCTGTTGCGGCTTTCTGCCCTGTTGAATCTCAAAGCAAAGATCGTTTAAGTCATTATTCCTTAGCGCGTGAGTGCAACCGCATGCTGCCGCAATTGTTGCAAGGCGCTGAACTGCGGCGCTTCCCGCATAGCCGTCATGAAGTATCGTAAAATACTCTGTCACAATGGGGTCAGATATTCCGCCATAATAATAAACCGCGACCATATCCTTTCCTGATGCTTTGCTGGTGTGTTTTCGCCAACGCCAATCTGTGACTCGCATCTCAACCAGTGCATCTCCCATGATATCGCCATCATAAAGGCGGTATGTCTTTTCCTCTGGCTCTGGAAAAGCAGTGCCGCATGATGGGCAGACTTTAATAGATATATGCACAATCTCGCCGCAAGTCTCGCAAACGCGAACAGGCGCTTCTCCGTCTCCTGAGCCGCCCTTCTTTGGCGGCGTTACGTTGGTAATTGGGCCGTGAGTCTCGACCACTCCCGCAAAGTCAAGAACAAGGCAATGGTCTGTGTGGCTCTTTGGGCGCAATCCTCTACCAGCCATCTGCACATAAAGTGCGGGTGACATCGTGGCGCGTAGCATCGCGATCAGGTCAATATCGGGGTAATCAAAGCCAGTAGTCAAAACATTGGCGTTTGTTAATGCGCGAATTTTGCCTGATTTAAAATCAGAAATTATCTGATCTCGCTCTTTCTTTGGCGTTTTGCCTGTAATGCACTCAGCAATAATGCCGTTATCTTTTAGCATTATCGCTACATTTTGCGCGTGTTCTACGCCGGAGCAAAAGAACAGCCAAGCCTTGCGATCTCCTGCGAGCTTTATTACTTCAGAAACGACCGCCTCATTATGCAGATCAGTATCAAATGCGGCTTGCATCTCGCTCTCAATAAACTCGCCGCCTCGTTTGCTTATTCCATCTGTGCTAAGTTTTTCTGTAGTGACTTTAGAGCGAAGCGGCGCAAGGTATTTCTTATGCACAAGCTCCTCAATGCTGACTGGCTCTATAAGCACATCAAATAGGGCTGGCTTTTCTGTTATTAGCCCATGCCCTAAGCGGTATGGCGTTGCCGTCAATCCAATGACGCGAAGGCTTGGGTTCACTAGCAATAGGCTTGCAATCAAGTCTCTATAGCCTCCTGCATCGTTGTGGCTTATCAAGTGACACTCATCAACTATTATCAGGTCAACGTGACCGATCTGCTCTGCCTTGTTGCGAACAGATTGAATGCCAGCAAAGGTGATAGGTTCGGAAAGATTGCGCTTTCCAAGCCCAGCAGAATAAATGCCCATTGGTGCGCCCTTCCAGTGTTCACGCATCTTTTCAGAATTTTGCTGTATTAATTCACGCACATGGGTAAGCATTAAAATTCTAGTCTCAGGCCAATTCTGTAAAGCATCCTTGCACAGCGCGGCAACGATATGGCTCTTGCCAGCACCCGTTGGAAGCACAAGGCATGGATTGCCCTTGCCGCCATCGCCAAACCATCTGTAAAGCTGGTCGATACACCTTTGCTGGTATTCTCTCAACATAATCTACCGCCCAACTGCTCGCGCAGTGCATTGATATTTTTATCATCTGCCAGAATCAGATCAAGGCCAGCGGCGATCTCTTTGCTGTGATAGCCGTCCTCTCCGTTAATGATTTCCCTTCCTTCAATCTCATAAACCGCAGACCAATCACCCTTGCCGCCAGCAAGTTTCCAGCCTACAAGGTCTGGATGAAATACGTGGCTATCACAAGCGGCATGTTGTGCGTCTACCGGAATTTCAGATGCCCATCTAGCACAGTGCCAAGTGCCATCGTCTTTTGGCGTAGAGTGAGCGCAAGTCCGGCAATTCACATTTTTTGTGGTTTGTCCTTTATGACAAAAGTCATATGAGGGGCAGAATTTGCACAGATACCAAGAGGGGGACGCACCAGCTAAAGGCTCTGCGATTCTTTCAAGCAGGGCGATTCTCTTGCCTCGCTCGACAAACGCCTCTGCGCTCTCTTGACACAGTTTTACGCGCTCTGTGTAGATTCGATCATCATCTTTACACACGGCATAATAAAGGGCGCGGTCAACCTTAGCGCCAAGCATATAGACTTGCATCTGCGCCCAGTGAGCGGGTTTTGATAGCTGCACTCCTTTTGCCACAACCTCATTAAATGACTTTAGGCTGTGAGTCTTTGCCTCAAGTATGTGCCTTTTGCCAATTGCCTCTGGCACTCCTGATTCGATTATTCCGTCAATGCTGCCTGAAACGTGACAGCCGAAATTTACCTTGCTTTGACTTTCGCCAGTATTGGTGACGTGACAACCAGCGGCGCGAAGGTCTGAAACGATTGTTTCCTCCTCGTTTTGACCTCTGCGAAATAGCCGCAGAATTCTACCGGGGAACTTCTCGACAGTTGCCCATCGAAAGGAAAGCCACAGCTTACGCTCGCATGGGTCTCCAAGCATAGAGCAACCCATATGGCTTCTGGGTCGCTCTTGCCTATCTTCGTGCGCTTTATCTATCATTGCTGCAAGAGTATTTATTGCGTCTGGAATTTGCATACAAAAAATGGGGGCTGTTTCCAGCCCCGCTCCTTTTTACTTTTTAGCCCAAGGCGGTGAAACAGAGCTTGCCGCAGGAGTGTTTACCTGTGCTGTTTTTGGCATTGCAGCGCCGTCAACTGCTTTCCAGCCCTTGATATCGTTGCTCGGCTCGTAACCTTCTTGAGTGCGCGTGACCAGCTTAATCTGACAGGTGCATCCAATTAGCTGATCTGTGTCGCTGACCTTTGCCAAGCCAATAGAGCGCAGCAAATCACCTAGCTGCTGGCGACCAATTTCCTCCGCCTTTGGGTTTGGGTTGCGGATATTAAGGTTGCCAAAAACAACGCGACCTTGATGCGTGGGGCCAGTAATATCATA